AAGCTTCGGGATATAGTGTCGCACAGACTATTAATATATTAGAAGGTAAATTAGCTAAAGCTAGAATAGAAGATGTTAGGAAGCGATTGGGAGTTGATGATATCATTGCCAGGAAGATAAGAATAGAAGAGCTGGCTCATAAGAGAGTTGAAGAAGTATTAGATGATGAGGAACTAAGGCAGAGTGCTGAAGGGAAATTTAGAGTTGCCGATAGAGCTATAAGAGCTATAGAAGTTATACATAAGACTGCTCCTTCTGAATCTAATGGTAATGGAGTTAATATCACTAACAATACAATGATATTAGCTACTGAAGATAATGTTAAGAAGTTATTAGCCGCAAATGATTTCTCTAATCGTGTAAAAGAAATTCATGGCGATAGATCTAGAATTCCCACAACTAATATCAGAATCGGAGATAACAGAAGCGAGAAAGCAAGCTGATAAAAGGATACACGGATTTACCGATTCTGAGATTAAAGAATTACGAATTAAAGCTAAATGGGATTTAGGTTGGTTAGCACACGGGGTATTAGGGTATAATAAGCTATCTCCCAATCTTCATGGCGAAATCTGTTTATGGATTCGCGAAACGAGATATGATCAGTATACTCTACTTCTGATACCTAGATCCCACTACAAATCAACACTTGATACTATATCAGATAGTTTACAAACTGCTTTACCAGATGATCTAAATACTATACAATATCCCTATAACCTAGGAACTAATGTTAGGTTATGTATAGTACATGATGTTGAAGGGATGGCCCAGAAATTCTTAAGATCTATAACTCAACACTTCACGAAGAATCCCTTATTGATGGGATTATTTCCTGAGTGTGTTCCAGATCCTAAGAAGCATAAGATTAATATTAAAGAGTTAGAACTTCCTCGTACATCATATTGGAATGAGTCAACATTCGATACGATGGGAGTTAGTGGTAGAGGACAAGGTAATCACTATAATATATTAAAGCTGGATGATATTTATGGAGAGGCAGCCAGAGATTCTAAAACCGAAAGAGAGTCTAGAATACAATGGTTTGATAACTGCCAGTCGTTCCTTATTACTCCGGCAACTGATTTCATACGAATTCGCGGTACGAGATGGGCATTCGATGATGTATATGCCCACGCGATGGATACATATGGAACTAACTTAAAGACATTCATTAGATCAGTATGGGAAAGAGATGAGAAAGGTAAATTTAAAAAGGATGAGAAGGGTAGAGAGATTCCTATATTTCCAGAACAATTTACTTGGGAATCTCTTAAGATCCTTGAGAAGAATAAGAAGGTTTGGAATGCACAGTATATAAATGATCCTAAAGAGGGATCATCTAAATTCAAAGAAGAGTGGAAGAGATATTATACACAGCGGGGTAGGACATTAATAGTTGAGACAATCAGGACTCCATTTAGTGATCCTGTTATAGAAGAAATATCTATAGAAGAATTAGATATTTGTGTTATAGTTGATCCAGCGTTGACCGAGACGGGAGACGATACTGGATTAGTTGTAACAGGGATGGATAGATATGAGAGAGTATTTATACTAGAAGCATATGCAGAAGCTATTAGACCGGAAGCATTCTGTAATAAGATATTCTCTCTTATCTATAAATGGAATCCAAGACAATTAGTAGTTGAAGAAGTTGGATTCTCTGTACTCTATGAGAATTGGTTTAGGGCAGAGATGACACTTCGCAATAAGAGATTTAAGATAGAGATGGTCAAGACTCAACAAAAGGAGAAGGCCGAAAGAGTAACTGCATTAGCTCCTTGGTTTGATTCTGGATTAATCTATTTCAAGAAGATGAGTCATACTGAAGCTTTAGCTGAGCCTGGCAAGTACATGATCAAGTTGGAGCAAGAGTATGATCAGTTCGGGGCTTCAGATGACTATCATATATTAGATGCTTTAGCTATGGGTCCTCGAATTGGAAAAAGTGGTAGCCGGGTTTGGAGGAAAGGTGGGACGCGTAATCCATTTAATGATCCAAATAAACCTAAAGTAAGTAAAGATAAAAGAGATCCTTTAACTGGTTATTCGAGGACACGATAATGTCATATGGCGCAGAGTATCCGAATAAAGCTAGCTTCTATGCTAATGAACCATCATCGCAATATGGCTTTATTGACGCTAAACCAGAAGTAGCAGAAGCATTTGCTCAGGCTAGAAAGGCAGCACAATTATTATTTGAGGGCGGTACATTAGGTAGTGAGAAAGATTTTCAGATTCATATTTATGGTCATGCTAATCCAGGCCATGAACCACAGCCATTATATGCTAATGATTGTGTAAGTATTACTGTTACTCAATTAAATGTCGGCCAGTCACAAACCGAATCCTCATCCAATTCTAAAAGTGTGTGAATAATCTAATTAGCCGCGCGCTAGAAAGCCGGGGACGCGAAGCGGAACGGCGCGCGGCGATATGATCTTAGCACTACGTAGCTCGCCCGAAAAGGATTTTAGCTTGGCCGGCACGGAGCTCACACTACTTACGTCTCGAAAAGCGCAGTTCAGGATTAATATGAAAGAAACAAAATATATAATAGATCCTGAAAGTTGTAAAACATCTGCTGATGAATTTATACAAGAGTTTATAGATACTGTATATCCTGCTTATCAAAAGTATGGTATTACATTAGCAGAAGCATTAACTATGTGGAAGTTAAATGCCATCTATAATCGTTTAGCAGATATGCAAATAGATTCGGATGGAGACTCATCTGATTCCTGGAAAAGAACATGACACAATTATTTTGGGCTTCAATGCCCAGTCTCACCATTCCAAATGGTGCAGCAGATTCAAATGTATTAGAGTGTCTTAAAGCAGAATATGATTCAGAAGCATTATCTGTTGCTGCTCCTGCTGTACTAGATGCATTAACATATACCTGGTTAGTATCTAATGATAGAGGAACTACATATAATACATTAATTGATTTGACAGGTACAGCGGTACTTGTTCCACCTGCAACAAAGACTATTATATACAATGGAATATTTACTGCTATAACTCATATTAAGCTTCATGCTTCCGGTAACGTAGCAGCAGATAGAGTGTTTACGTTAGCTAAGTCTCATAGATTATAACGGAGAGTAAGATGACGATTCAATTTGCTTCTGGTCCGGGTGGACATCCTGAAGTTGGTGATATGGTTTATAAGGCTGATGGATCAGAATTAGGCAAAATATCTTTCTTTCACGCCCCGGTCAGAGAAGATGTTTGGGGAGTAAAGATTGGTGATGATCCTGAAGATCATAATATTACTGTTATTAAACGTATCCCTGGTGTAGATAGTAATGGTAAAGTTGTTACGAATTCTGATGGATCAGTTGCTGCATGGGGCTTGGTTCGTTTAAATGAACCATTTGTTGATAATAATCGGAAGACTACGCTGGGTAAGCCAGCAATTGCAATTGAAAATAACGTAGGTACTCCGGTTAATATCATTGCCCCACAGGAGAATTAATAACAATGTTTCAGCTTAATGCGTATGGAATCTCTTTAGGTGAGGCCAAGGTTATCATAGATGATATTTATGGCCACCGCGAAAGAGTATGTCAAGTTGTCGGTGTAGGAGAATTAGCAAAAAAGGTTATAAGACGTATGTTGAGGTGGGCTGTTAAGAAGTTTGGTCCATTGATGGCGGCTATAGCACTCTCGTCTATGTTAAATAGTCAGAGTGCAGCATTTGATGCTTCTATTCACTTACAGCCGTTAGTGATGGGAGCTATATCATCTGCTGTTGCTACATCGTGGAAAGGTGAAATTGGTGTTGGTACGCATAACTTTACCATTACAACTGGTGACGTAGTTAAGATTGCACTTTATACTTCTTCTGCAACCTTAGGTGCATCTACTACAGCTTATTCTGCTACTAATGAAATTTCTGGTACTGGTTACACTGCTGCTGGTGTTACTGTTGCAAATGCTACCCCCGTTACTTCTGGTACGACTGCTATTTTTGATTGGGCAGATGCACAGTGGACAAGCGCTACTTTTACTGCTAATGGATGTTTAGCATATAATTCATCTAAGTCAAATAAGGCAGTCTTTGTTATTGCATTCGGAGCTGACCAGACAGTTACAGCCGGAACGTTTACAATTCAGTGGCCGGCTGCAGATTCTTCTAACGCTATTATTAGAATTGCGTAAATGCCTGGATTAATTTGGTCTCAAAGTACAATTAATCCTACTGTTGCATCTAATGCACCAGCAGATACCCTCTACATTAAATCTAATGAAGTTGCGCAGCCCAACTGTGTACTTCTTGATGATTTTCGTAGAGGGTACATGGGCATTAAAACTATTGATGAGAATAATATTGCGGGTAAAGGCTGGCCAGTTGGTGGTGTAAGTGGTTTTGATTGGGGCATGAACGATCAAGGATTTGCACCACCAAATCCTGCTGGTGGAATTATTAATCTTGGAGTATTAGGATTACAGCCAGCATTCTCACGTTCTCCATACGTTGCAACATCTGGTATCATCGGGCCGTCGAATACAGTTAATCCGGTGAATAATCAGGGCAATGATGGAATGCATGAGTACATGAATGCAGAAACACATCGTGAACCTGGTCGAGCAGCAAATGGATATGATGAAATTTGGAATCGCTCGTTCTCGTTCTTTGTCCCAGCAAATTACTTTGGTGCAGGTAATCCTTCAATTGGATTTCTTTGGAATAATTTAAAGCATCACACAGGAAATCGTGCAGGTCCACCTCCCGATGATGCTGGTATCTTCTGGTATGCTCTTGGTTTTAATATTGGCGGCGGACCTACTGATCAAAGCACTAGCAGTGTACTGAAATATACTAATAATCATGGTCCTGGTGGTGGCACTTCATTTAATCAGAATATAAGCCAAATTATACATCAGTCGGGGCACTGGATGTATGAAGAGCACCACATAAAGTTGAATTCGGCAAGTGGTGTTGCAGATGGTATATTTGAACTCTATGTCAATGATGGTGGACCTACGGGGGATTTCTCTGGTCAGACGCCAACCCTTCGTTCGCGTTTTACCAATATAGACTTTGGCTATAATGCGAGTCCGTCGTATTCGCTTCTTGGTGTGACATGGGCGGAGAATTGGAGTCCTAATGATATTCAGGATACTCAAGTAGGAAGCCCAACATTTGGGCATTATGGTATGTATGGATCACATGGACAAGTATTCCGTCATATGTTCCATGTATGTTATGGTCCTCGTAGTGGTCCAATAGGTTTTCCTGTATATTATAACTAATGCCGGGAATTATTCAATCACAAAGTAATATTGATATTACACCGAGTACTGGATTCTCTACAAACTTTCCTGTTATAGAGAATCCAATTTCTCAGGGTGGGTCCTGGCTAAATGGTTTAGTTGATGGAGTAGATTGGCATAACATGAAAACTACTGCAAATGGTGCAGTAGGTTCTAGTGATACATTCTACTTAACATCACGTGTTGCAGATAATATAGCGCATATTAAAACGTCAGTAAAGACATTTACACCAGCACAATTTGCAACAGCAGTAGCATATAAGTTAGCTGGATATACTGGTAATGGTGGATCACATGAATGTGAATTACTATTACGTTTTTCTATCTCAGCAAATGTAGCACGAGGATATGAATGTTCGATAGGTCAGAATCCTAGTGGTACATATGCATTTATTGTAAGATGGAATGGACCAATAGCTAACTATACAACATTAAAAGATCCTGGTAGTGGGATAGGAAGTTATGTTAATGTTCCTACTACACTTGCTAATGGTGATGTATTATATGCAGAAATTACAGCCGGTAATGTAATAACTTTGAAACAAAATACTAGAGTTTTGCTTACAGTTATAGATAATACATGGGCTAGTGGTCAGGCTGGAATGGGAACATGGCCTGTAGATGGTGCTATAACTGGTAATCAAGGTTGGTCATCTTATCAAGCTGGTAATTTATAATGGCTAATGTTGCATTTGATGCCTTCTTATCTGGTGGTAATGCACAAAGTGGAAAGGCACATCAAGTAGCGAATGCAACTTCAGTTTCTATTTCATCCGCTTTAACAGTTGGTGCCTCATCAACTTTATTAGTTATACCTATTTGCTGGCAAAATATATTTGCTGGCGGTACAACTGCACCGTCCTCAGTTTCATTTACATGGAATGGTGCAGCAATGACTGCTGGACCAACTGTTAATGTAAATGATGGTACTGATGTTGTAACTGTACAATTCTTTTATTTAATAAATCCTGCTACTGGACTATTTACATTAGCTGGATCGTGGTCTGGTCATTACGATTGTTATCTTGGTGCAGTTTCATTTACAGGTACAGATACAACAACAGGTATAGTTGTTGCAGATAATACAACAGCAACTAATGTAACATCAATTACAGAAGCTTCAACAACTGATGGAGCTACTGTTGCTGTATTTTGTGCAAATGGTTCTGTACCAACTACCAACTTTAATCAGATATTTGCAATTGATCCAGATAGACCTTGCGGTGGTGCAAGCTATCAGTTAGGTGGTACATCAAATGCACATACATTTACTGGCTCTGGTGGATCAGTTAAAGCATTAGCTGCTATCCATGTTATTGCAGCTGGCGGAACTAATAATACACAAACTCCAACTGGATTTGCATTATCTACATCATTAGGTACACCAACTGTAAATATTTCTGGTGTACAGGTTGCTCCAGTAGGCTTTGGATTAAATGCTAGTATCGGTTCACCAACAATTAATGTTTCTGGTTCTGGGACAGTTACTCCAACAGGAATATTAGTAACTGCTTCAGTTGGTACACCAACTGTATTAAATACAGTCAAGCTTATACCGACTGGTTTCTTATTAAATGTAAGTTTAGGTACATTTACTATAGAATCAGATATAAATATAGTAGGTAATTTTGGTTTATTAGCAACAACATCAATTGGTACACCGGCTGTAAATATTAATAATAGTAGTGGTGCAACAATTAATCCAATAGGCTTTGGATTAAATGCATCAATTGGTGTACCATCTGTTGCATTTGACAAAAATATTACTGTAACTGGATTAAGTGTTACAGCTTCATTAGGTACACCAAGCTTTAGCATATTAACATTAAATCCGACTGGATTTGGGTTAACTGCAAGCTTAGGTTCGCCGACAGTTCTCAACTCTGGGCTTGTTAGTAAGCCAACTGGTTTCTTATTAAATGCATCTTTAGGTATCCCACAAGCATTTTCTGGTGCTGGTTCTAGTAGGAGTATAGTTAGAGGTTTTGTTGGAGTTGGAGTTGGAGTTTAACTGGAGAATTAAAATGAAAGACTGCTCAAACTCTTCTGCATATACTAAAACTGATAAAACTGGCAAAGTTGTTCGCCAGGGAGCCTCAAAACTTAAGAATAAGGGTATTAAACCTGGTACGAGTAATAAGAATGACACTAATGGCGTTCGTGCGGGGTTCAATAAGAAGTAATATGCCATGTTTAACATTCATAAGAGGCTTAGGGTATGGCTAAACATCCTGGCTTTAAAGCGGAACAAGACAAAATATCGAAAAGGGAAGGAGTATCTAAGAAAGCAGCGGGAGCAATACTTGCTTCAGCAACTCGTAAAGCGTCGCCAGCAGCAAAAAAGAAGAATCCGAACCTTAAAAAGGTGAAATGATGGGTGAAATTAAGCCAATTAATCGCTTAAAAGACAAAGCCCCATCAATGTTGCCTAAAATTGATCAAAATACTGATACAAAAGTAACACTTCCGGCTAGAAAATGGTATCAACCTAATCGAACACAGGTAGTTTCTGAGGTTGCTATTGAAGTTTCTCCAAATTCTGTCAATAAATAGTTAGATGGAATACCCTCGCGAGTTAAAGCTAGATCCTGAAAGGGAAGCAGCTTTAATATCTTATTTAAATACAGAATTAATGACCCACCAGTCCGAAAGGGCAACGTGGGTTCGTGACTTACAGTCATGGCAAGATGATTATTGGGCTTCTCCTAGCACATCTGTAGCTACATATCCCTATAAAGGGGCTGCAAATGTTATTGTTCCATTAACAGCAATTGCAGTTGAATCAATCCATGCCAGGGAAATGACTTCCCTGTTCGCATTACCTGATCAAATTGCGGCTACAACCATATTAGATCCTACACAACAAGACTTAAATCACGATCTACAGCGTGCAGTTAACTATACTTTGCTCAAAAATGGGGCAAATTTAAGGCATTTTGCTGATGAGGCGCTGTTAGAATCGACTAAATTAGGCACTTGTGTAGGCAAATCCGGCTATCAAAAAGTAGTCAAAACAGCTGTAAAAGTCGATCCAGGAGGGGTAGAAACTGAGTTTGAAGTAGTTACAAAGCAAGGATCTACTGCTACAGCTGTACCTTTGGCTAACTTTTTAATGCCATTTACAGCTATTGACCCACAAACAGCGCCTTGGTGTGGTGAAGAACATTTAGAGAATCTTTCATTAGTTAAATCTTATTGTGATTCTGGATTCTTCCGGCCAGAAGCATATGAGAAATTAACAGATTCGGTAGTAGGATATGGTCAGAACTTATCATCCACACCATATACACAAGAAGTTAGAAAATTCCAAGATCAAACTCCTATTCAGTGGCCAAAGGAAATTGGTTGGCAGGAGATTTGGTTATCATTTGATGTGGATGGTTCGGGTAAAGAGAAAGAGATAGTTGTACATTATCACAGAATGTACCAATTCTTTTTCTCAATTAGATATAACTGGCATGATGATTTACACAGACCATATAGAATTGCAAGATACTTTCCACTTGAACATCGTTGGGCAGGAATTGGAGTTGGGAAACAGAATGAACAATTTCAATCTGAAGTAACTACACAACATCGTCAGCGTATTGACAATGCTACACTTGCCAATATGCGAATGTTTAAAGTTAAGCAAGGAATTGGTATATCACCTGACGAACCATTATTCCCTGGTAAGATATGGTTCGTAGATGAGATGGATGATGTTCAAGATATTCAGCTTGGAGAAATCTATCCATCTTCGTTTAATGATGAACAAATGTTGGTTACATATTCCCAACAGCGATTGGGAGTAAATGAATTAAACTTAGGTATGCCACAATCTGGAACGCCAGGAACTGCAACATCTGATATGCAGCGAATGGCGGAATATAATAGACGTTTTGATTACTCTCATGATAATCATAAAATCTTCATGAGAGAAATTGCTATAGACGTCTTATGTAATGAATCTCAATTCGGATTTAGAGATCCTAGATTCTTCACAGTATTAGGACCTAATGGATCTGCAATTGAACAGATTCTAAAAGCTCCATGTGATGTAATTAGATCTGGATTTTTATTTGATGTTAATATAGTTTCTCAATCACAAAATGATCTTGTAGATAGAAATAATTATACTCAATATGCTGGAATGCTAACTCAGTATTATACACAGATGATACAGTTAGCTCAGATGGCATTGCCACAATTGTTACCAGTTCTTGTTGTGCAAGCTATTAAGGCTGGTACAGAAGCAATGCAACAAATATCTGATTCATTTAACATTCGTGGTGCAGATAGATTCTTGATCCCACAACAATTAATTGCGATGTTAATGAGTCCTAATGGACCTAAAACAATTGGGCCTGGCGGAGGACCAAATCAAGGAACTCCGGGAAATCAGCCGAACACGGGGATTCCTAGTTCTAATTCGAGTGGTGGAGGGATTCCAGAAGCAGGCACAACTTCTACTGGAGCGTGATAAATCACACGATGAAACACAAGAAATAAGAGGTGTGATTAAAGCTACTCGTACATTATTAAACGTATTTACTAACTTATACTCGGACCCAAGAGATAAACGAAATGACGAACCCTCCGATAATAGACCCAACGATCAATCCAGACCCTGGTGGAAATGAAGATCCACCGATTGATAGACAATGGCAAGCGTTATTATATGAAAATAATAATGCTCGCCTAGCTGCTCAACAAGAAGCTGAAAGATTACGTAAAGAACTAGAAGAAGCTAGACGTACTCCTCC